GTTATCGTATGATTTAGTACCATACACTTCGCCATCTTTGTCAACTCCGGACCAAGTTCCTTTATAAACTTGAAGTATAAACAAAAATGGAGTACTGCCTGTTATTATTTTTGCTGCATACCCAGTTTTTAATATACTGGAAGTTTCTGCGTCTAAAACTCCGTTACCAACTATGCCTTCGTTTTTGCAAGTAAAAGTTATATCCCCTTTTGTTCCCATTGATAAGACAAGACTGGCTGGAACGGTCGTGGCCGCTCTGGTGTAATACAACTTAGGAATACCAACTGAACCTTCTATCGGCATAAACAACTTCTTTGCTATGTCGGCAACAGGTCCTCCGTTGACAAATGCGGAAAAATCTTCCCAAGCGGTAAATTCATATATCGCCTTTAATCCCTTTGCATTAGTTCCTTTAATTCCGGAACCTCCCGAAAACTCAACCCCATTCGATAAGCTTAACCCCGTATCTATAATCATAGCGTTGCCAAAATTAGCAACATTCGCTACCGATGTAGGATTATAGACCGTTGCGGCATAACTTCCTGGTTCTATGCAGTTCTTGCCCTGAAAATTAACAACTGTACTCATAATTATAATTTTTATTTTGTTTATATTATTACTTGTTCAAACATTTTACCCTTGAATACGAAATTTTTTATTATCTCGTCACAAACTGTTTTAGGAACAGTTAATTCGTATTTGAATGATAAATTTAATACTTTATGAAATATGGCCACTGGTATTAAATCATCTTGCATCATTATATCATTTCCAGATATTCGTGGAAGTCTAAGTCCTAAAAGTTCAAGATGTGGGGACAATATCAGCAGCATTGATTTTAATACATTATATACCACACCAACTTCGCTTGAGTTATCGCCCGTTATCATTATTTGATAATTACTTTCCATCATCTGCGTAAGCGTATCCCTTTCTTTTTCAACTCCATCGGAATTTATTTCAGTATCAGTTTGATACCCTTCTCCTAATCCTATTGAGCCATCGCAAGCCGATTCAGCGGGTAGCATAATGTGTAACGATAAATCTTTTGCTACTTGAAAATTATACCCAAAATTAACGCTTAAAAATTGGGTCTTAAGAAAAATCTTTTTAGCTTGTTCAAAGTAATTATAGTTGTTTAATCTAATAGCTTGCCCGTCCGAGTTTTCTCCGAGCATTCTATATAATAAGCTTTATTCTCAACAATATTATCCTTCAAAACCCTTTTAATGGTTTCAAGAGTATTGTATATAATTATTTCAGGTATTACAATTGCACTCATAATGTTGCGTCTAAATATTTCAAAGATTCATTATTCACTATTGTATCGACATCTGTTGTTTGAACGGCTTGTTCTGATAAATGTACCGCTTTTAATCCCCTGTGTATCCAACTCAAGGGGTCTGAATTTGAACTAACTCTCCTGAAAGTGCCATACGTATTTTGAGTGGAATTTGCATACACGCCAGTGCGCTTTCCTAACCCATCGTACAAAGAATTTTTATGTTGATATTCGGCGAATAAAACAGCCGCCGATTTAGGGGAAGTTATTTCAGCTCTTGATTGCGGTATATTATAGGGAGCGGGGATGCTCGATGCAGGAAGTTGTTCTCCCTTAGATTGTTTTAATACCAAGTCGTAAACTTCTTGAGGAATTTGTCCGGCAAATCCAGCCATGCCTAATGTTCCAGGAACACCAATGCGAAATGGTATTGTTAGATACCAACCCGCTGGTTTTATCATCATCCCTTTTTTGTTATAGACGGGGACGGTATTTTTAATTTTAGCGGACTTTAAAAATCCTGCCTTCATGTCAAAAGCAGATGCCCCGTTTTCGAGCATAGTAGGTAAAACTCCAGTAAGTACTATTTGCTTTTCAAATCTTCCTTTATCTACTTTGTGTAAATTTTGAAGATATTCAGGGAGTGTAGATTTTAGATTTTGTTTTGCTAAAGATACCCAATTTAGATAAATAGCCGCTGAGACTTCATTAACGCAAATTTCCGTTAACAAATTTATATCGGTCGCACATAAACCGAATTGCTTTTTTAGCCCAGTTAAATCTATTTCTATGGGTTTCATGGATATATTGTATTATCAAATATTTCGATGCCGAATTTTTGAGCGTCAAACATAAAATGTGCTTTTCGGCATGTTACGTTTACAGGCATTGCTGTGAGCTTTTCGTCTGAAAGTGATTCATTCCTTTCTCTTACTTTCATTAATTCCCTATTCGCGTCTAAAACGTGGTATACTGGAGCATACGAGTATCGTACTGTGATTGAAATAGGCAAATCTTTTGAGGACATATCTTTAGCTTCTATTAGGTCTTGTATTCCTAAATCAAAAACTATTCTATTCCCCTTTATAGTGTATTGTTTATTTGTTAACGGCAACAATGGTTTATCATCTGATACAAATAAATAAATGTTTGTAATGTCAATGGGTTCATAAATTGGATATGCTAATATCTCCCCTTCGAAAAGAATTGGTCTTAATACTTCTGAATAATACGCTTCTAATTCTATAAGGATTATTCTATCCATAAATCCTAATTTGTCGATACCGCGAGTGGTAATTTTTGCAGTCCCTTGATTTACCTCGCTAAAATCTTTGTACCGCTTTGAGTTGTTCATCCCCTGAGAAACTACTCGGGTGAGTTTTCGGTCTACAAATATCCAGCCTCTTCCGGAACAGTTTTGGCAGGTAGTAAGAGCTTGACCTCCTGACTTTTCATTACATGGACAACGGAGCGCTCTGTCGATATACGCTTCATATCCGTGGTTATCTATCAACTCATTAAAATCGCCAACTCTCCAAACTGGCTGAGGGTCTACAAATTCTTTCGGAGTTGTGACTATTGGCAGATAATCGTTAACAATGCTCTTTGTTTTCATGTCTACAATACTTCAAAAGTTATTCCTCTGTACTGATTTTTTATGTTAGGGAAAGTTTCTTTCATGTCCTCGATATACATCTTTATACGACCTTGGAAGAGTCCTCCGGCAGCTGACCTAGATAACGGTGTGTTTTGGGAAACTCCGTCTAAACTGACTTGGATATTAGTTATACCAACTCCGTATAAAACATCTCCAATTATTCCTAAAACACTCACCGCCGCCATCTTTGAAATGAAATCAAATAAGTCTTTTGGAGTTACGTCCCATCCTGTGACATACGACATTCTCCAATAGTTAGGGATAAATTTTTGACCAAACCACCCCATGCTTGGAGAAATTCCGTTGAATATTAATGAGTTTTGATTCATTTGAGAACCGCCCCCCATATTGGCAATTAAGTATATGTTTCTGTAAATAGCAACTTGAGATATTTTTTTTAGAGATATCCACTCTTTAGGATATGTTATTTGACAAACGTCGTTTATATAACCTTTCAACCCGTCTACCGATACAATCGGATACATTGTCCTGATATACCCCCAGCAATTAAATTCTTCGCGTACAAAATCACGGCTTTCTTCAATAACTTGCTTAGTAAGTTTTATGCTAAACAAATTTTCAATCTTCTGCTGCGCGTTCGCGATATGATTCTTAATAGCTTGAACTGATAATACTTTACCGTCGTTATTACTCATTGGTATACCAAACAAGTAATTTTCTATCAATTCCGATGGACTCATTATAAGACCTTCGTTCTTGTTATATTGTATTTTTAGTTTCAGCTTAGGCATAGTGGTATATCAGGACTAAATGTTATTTTACTTCTTCAATTTTTTCGGCAGGAACTTCAGGTTCTTCAACCGTTTGTTTGTCTTCTTCAGCCAAATCTGTTTCGAGTTTTAAATCGTTGTACTTTTTGATTAAGTACCCTTGCATTAATTTGTCTTTGTTTTTGAATTTAGCATATTCGGCTTCCGGATATTCAGCTCCTACTGCTAACGCAATCATGTCAAGCATTGACATTTTTTTGATTGAAGAAATTACTTGTTCTTCTTCTGATTTTTCTTCACCTGATACTGGAATAATAGAAACTCCTACTTCTTCCCAATCCTCAGTCTGTAAAAGCAATGTTCTTGCAGCTTGAGTTGATACGTCAACCTGACCTTCAGAATCGATTGTAATTAAGCCATCAAAAGGGATAATCAATTTTGAGTTAGTAATTTTTTTTGATTGAATTTTCATAATGTTTACTTTTAAAAAAAAGAGGGGAAAGGGCAAGACCCCGACCCCTCTTCTTCGATTATACAATTTTATTTTATGTCAAGGAAGTTCCAATGTTGATGAAACGAACCATTTTCTTTGGTGCGTACAAGAACGGAGTACCGTACATCAGAATCATGAAACGGAAGGCTGGAGATAATACAGCTAAATCCATTTTCATAAGCGGAGCTAATTGAGCGAACTCAATAACCTCGTTGTCGAACTGTTGCATCATCGCTTGGTCGGTATCAGGCAAGAAACGGTTATTATCGCGAATACTTCCGGCAATTGCTCCGTCATAACCACGGTTCAAATCATCCAAAGAAACATCAAACAAGGGGAAGAACTGGCCAGAAGCCAACCCACCGCGTTTTGTACGATAAATTCTATAACCTGTTGCGGCATTAATTCCACCGCCTGTCGTAAATTTCAAATCACAACCAGCTCCTACGACAGCTGTAACTGCCGCTGTATTGTAAATTGATAACGCCGACTCACCTTTTCGGTTCAAAGCTGTAACGGCATAATACACAGCTCCTGCGTCAGTAGAGAACCATTTACTTCCGTTAACAGCTGCGGTTACTGTAATTGGAGCAGTTGCATCCCAAATAGGAGCATTCGGAGCCAATACTGAATTAGCTGCGCTCAAAGAAGTCCGGAAAGGCAATTTTTTGAAGAATACATCGTGATTCAACCCAATCTGTCCAAACTGAGAATCAAAAGCCTGAACTTTTTGTCCCATGATACCATTCGACATGGCAGCAGTATTCGGTTGGATGAATTTGTTTCCATAGAAGTTTTTCACGAAATTACTCAATACTGCAGGAGGTGCATAAATTTGAGTGCCTAAACCGTAATTTTCAACGATAGTGTTGGCGGCTGTTTCGATAGAATCTTCTTGTAAAGCTTTACCGCGTAAATCCACGATATGTTCAGAATCCATGTAAGTTCCAAAATCAGCCCAAGCATCAGATTGAATCTGTTGAGCGATAAACCCATTAAATTCCTGAGGGATGATTCTTTCGTCTCCAAAATAAAGAGATTTGTTCAATTTACGGAGAATCCAAAGAGTACCGTCTTTGATTGTACGTTCCATAACGTTCCCAATCATGGTATTGACCAAAGTCATCTGGTGAGTCACACTCTTAGTAACGCCAAGGTATTTCACCAACTGAGCCCGACGAACATAAGTCGAGTCTTCTTCGTCCGGAAGTTCTCCTTCAGAATTAAATCCACCGCGATCCTGACCGTAACTGGTCTGTTGGTTGTACTCTTCCACAGTGTTGAAAGCAGCTTTCTTTGGTATGTCTTTCCACAAGCGGATATCAGCTTCCTTGAAAGTGATATGTTTTAGGGTCTTTTCCAAAGACTCAACTTTCAATGGAGCGCCAGAAGCATCTGCCATGTCGGTGTTTTCACGACCAGTAGTTTCGCCAGCACTTAACGCTTTATTAAGAGCGTCAACGCTTTCCCCCGAAGAAGATCCGTAACCGTCATTACCAGCGGCGTATCCGTAATCAGAAAGATTGATTGATAATTTTTCCATCTTTTGTTTTGTTTTTATTTTTATTTTATGCTACAATTTGAATTCCAAATTCACGCTTAACGCGGTCAATAATGTCTTTAGGAAGATTTTTGTTTGCTTCAAAATGAGTACAAGCGGCTGAATATTCTTCATCGTATCCCCCCTTTTGAAAAGTCGCTTCGTCAAGTATGGCGGCAATAGCCTTTTTTTGATTTTTCATACTCACACGTTGCATTCCGTCATCAACGGCTTTTTCGCCAAAGTCGCTATTGTCAGCTTTAACAAAATTCTTTTCAACCGCCGCTGTATTCCGCATTGATTTAGGGGCAGGAGATGAAGAACCAAATTCTTCAATCTGTTGACTCAAACCTAAAATAGTTGACTCGTTTGCTTTGATTACATCTAATAGCTCTGCTTCATGTATGGCGGCTGAATCAAGCTTTTGAGAACATTCTTTAATCAATACAGCAGCTGCAGTAATAAAGCCTTTAGTCAGTTTGTGTGATTCAGCGATGGCTTTTTCAATCGTATCAAAACGATTTTCTTTTTTCACTTCTTCAGCTTCTTCGGCTTTTTTCATTTCAACTTTTTCTTCGGCTTCTTCAGCGGGTGCTTCTTTGGCTTCTTCGGCTGGCGTTTCTTCAGCTTCTTTTGTTTCCGCTTCTTTGGCTTTCACAATCGTTTCAGTACTTGAATTAATATCAAGACCTAAAACTTCATATGCTTTTTCAATATCAGCGTCGGTAACTGTTTTTCTATTATTCATATTTGAAATTTTTAGTAGCAATGAATATATTTTTTCTGCTTTTTCAATATTAATACTTGGTACGTCTAAGAATATACGTTCCATTACCTCGGATTTACAAAAAGATTGATTTTTTATTTTCTTGTCGACCGATTCTTTAATCAAAGGAGCGGCTGTTGAAGTGTCCATTGATTTTTCTTCTTCGTCATCTTCTTCTGGTTCGGAACCTTCGCCTTTAATAATGTCAGCGAACGTTTGAGAGTTTTTAGGTTGGTGTGTTATAGCAACTCCCGTGATACTTGCTTTTGTGATAATTTTATAATCAGGGGATTTTTTATCGTTAGATTTTCTTTGAAGAACTTTACCTTCGATTGAGTAACCGAGGCGACGGGTTTTGCTATCCTTTGCTAATGTCAAAGCGAGCTCATATACGTCACGAGCTATCTTGCTAGATGGGTATAAATCAGTTTCAATATAAAGACCTTCGGGTCTTATTTCTCCTTTGCTTGGTTCTCCCACAATTGTAGCGGGTGCTCCTTTGGCTTGATGATGCCAATTTACTGTTCCGCTTTTCATCAAAGGTTCTATGTCAAATCCCTTAGGGTCTAAAAACTCCCCGTCTGAATCTTTATCCATAGTGGAAGCAATACCGCCAAGTCGCATAATTTCAACGCCTGTAGTTTCGTCAATAGCTTTTTCAATCGCTACTGGACACCAAAATTTAAAATCGTCTTTAAGTACTCGTTCCATAAAAAAAGGTCAAGAAAGTTATTTTGTAACTCTTGACCTTATTATAGCTGCTTGAACTTAAAACAAAGAAAATATTTTTTATTCAGTTCTAGTGCCGCCAGTGACATCAGCATCTTTATCAAAGAATTTCCCAATTCCTAAAATAACGGGAGTAGAGATTACAAGATATTGACCAATATCTGATATAGTGGCAATTTTTAAATATACAAAAAATAAAGAAACAAAAACATTTAACAAACACAATATTCCTATTACATTTGTTTTCCAAGATCTCCCTAATAAATTAGTCTTTTCCATAATATATAAATTTATTTAAATCCTGGCATTAATG